ATTGAACCGGCAAGGATTCTCTCTCCCAGAATGGTTCCGTCTAAAGTCATGCCGACGGTATATGGACCGGCATAGCCATTGTGTGAACCTCCGATTCCGTTTTTATTTATCTGCAGTATATTTGTTGCCTGGTTTTTATCCGGTGCGTCCATGTACAGATCTCTGAGCCAGAGACCGTTTTCATCAAATTCGGTGAGCTTATATCCACCTTTCGCTCCCGTCATTTGCTTCGTAAGGTTATCAATTGCAGACTTCATCCATTCTGTCTGAACTCTGCCTGCGTCTGTTGTCTCTTGTCTGATCTGTGTGAATGTTCCGGATGTCTGATCTGTAAAAGACTGCTGCAGGTTTTCTCCAAGTGTCAGCTGCGCCTGATCTGGCTGTTGCAATGGTATTTTCATTTCCATAACTGGAAGAACTTTCTTCATTCCGTATGGAATCGCATTGCAAAGCACTCTGTCCCCTATGTCAAACGAATCGTAATCCTGTCCGAATAAAGACAGGTCTACGGCAGTCAGCGAAATAACAAGACTTTCATACTGGTTACTTGTCAGAAATTCCGTCGCTTTCTTTAACAGGTTTGCCGGAACTGATACGTCGTCCCATTTTTCTGTTCTCCATACCCATCCGAAATTTTCAACTGCTTCTTTACTGTATATGTAGTCTTTTCCATCATTTACTGATGTAATATCAACATTTTTTTCAAGTTGCTCAAATTCTGATGCGTTTTCATCTGTTTCCTGTTCGATTGCTGTCCCCAGCGGAATCAGAGCTGTGATAACATCATCTGCTGTCATTGTCTCTGAATAATCCATCAGGTTTTCTCCGAATTGTATAGGCTGTTCGCAATACTTTCCGTATTCCTGAATAGTCAGCCAGTCAAGATACAGTTTATCGTTCTCGTGCCTGAGTCGCAGGTATCCACCCAGGCGGTCAACTAATTTGTCTCGGATTGCTTCCAGCGTGTTCTCTCTGTCTGTAATTCTGTACAGGGAATCATTACTGTCATGGATCGTTACAACTCCTGTATATATTTTTTTTCTGTCTTCCACCTGATTATTGTGAAGTTGCAGCCATGCGTCTAACAGATCTCGTGGGGCTATATCATGCCATTCCTGCTGTGTCAGGATGCTGTCAGCAAGGAAAGACAATGCTCCGGTTGCTTTCACCGGTTGGTTCTTAAATCGGTCTTTCTCGCGTGTGCGGACTTCTCCGTAAAAAATTTCTGTATTTCCTCTGTATACAGAAACCATACTTTTTCTGTTGTGGATTTCCCCGTATAGCGGATTTAGCGGCGGAACCTTTAAAGTAAGTTCCCCCGCATATCCAGTCTGTAAATCCAGTTCCGGATTGATAACTGCTGCCTGCCGGTCACCTGGATAATACAGGACTTTCCCATCTAATTTAATTTTATAAATCACAATGATCCCCTCCTGTAAACAATATCCAGTGTTCCGGATCCGGAAAATTCCAGAGTTTCATCTGTTCCAAATACAACGATATCTGGGAATCTGTTTCTTCCAAGTGTCAATGTGTATGTCTCTCCGCATCCTGTAACTTTTAAACCTGCTGCGCCTATGCTTTTTACATTCAACACTGGCACAATTGCAATATCTCCGGCGTATACTGTGTATGATCCGGAGCCGGAAATTGTAATTCCGGCTCCCTGATCTATTACACCTGTTTCAAAATCAAATGGATCCCAGAGCCAGTCCTCTGTTGAATCTGCAAGTGAATATTTGTACGGGTTTGCCTTTGGAATGCTCAAATGAAATTGTCCCACCTCTCTGGAACGGTCAAAGTCTGTAATATATGCTCTGCCGGTCCAGAAATACGCCGGATCATTCGAAAACGTTACTCTCACATTCTTTCCATGCAGCTGTCCTCGAATGTTTGAGATAAAGCTGTCCCAATCTTCCCTTGGTTTCTTTCCCCCAAGCAAAATATCAATTTCTCTTGATTTATAGATTGTTCTTCCTGTTATCGCTTCCGATCCATCCAGAAATCCGTCTGCGCCTGGAATATCAATGTAATATGTTTCTACGTCCGGCTCTTTGATGTAATTGTTATTTCCAATCGCACATCCCCAGTCGTCCAGCGTATCAATGACTTTCCCTGTATTTTCAACTGTAATTGTTGCTTTTATTGTTAATACATTATTCATCTATACGCCGCCTCCTTTGCTATTCTTCCAAGCTCTGTATTTATTGCGGGTGCAAGTTTTCCAGCCCATTCTTTGTTGTCGAAATAGATTTCCTGTCCTGCGCTCATTACTTGGATCAGCTGTGCCAGCATTCCGGTTATTCCTGTAATATCTGTTTTGTTCAGATTATTAGCTGGTTTCATTGAGCTTGTGTCTAACTGCATATCCATCTGAACATCTTTCATTGCATCAGTAACAAGTCCCTGGCTCTTTTCAATTCCTGTCGCAAGACCTTTCATAAAGTCCGGCATCCATTCTTCATAGTAATGTAGCGGACCCTCATCCGGTCTTGAGAAATGCAGCCATGATCTGATTGTGTTGGCTACACTTGATACTGCATTCGTTACGTTACCTATGCAGCTGCGGATCCCGTTTGCGATTCCGTTCACGAAATCCTGCCCCCATCTGATCGCCTGTCCTGGCAGGCTTGTAATGTAACCGATTGCTCCGGAGAATCCAT